GCCGTCGCGGTTTCTTTACGATCTGTCCGGCTTTCCACTGAGCCACCAATGTCGTGTATTTTTGCAGCTCCTCATCGGTCAATTCACTGAGGGGTTTCTGTGCTGCGCGTCGCAGTGATCGTTTCGCCGTCAGCCGAATTGCACCACCAGCTCTGCCGAAGAATCTTCTGCGCACAGTCGCAACCTGCTGCAGTACCTGATCGATACCAGTGACCCGTGCTGATATTTCTGCTGCGACCTTCATGCCACCACCTCGATTCCGATGTGGTACGTGGTGGCGATGACAGCCGCAAAAAACTCGTTCTGCCTCAGTCGCTCAGAATCGTAAGGGGTCGGCAGTCCGGTCGATCGCCGGTGACAGCCCTTACCGCTGGCCAGCGTGACGATCTGCTGTTTCCGCAGCAGTGTTCTCAGGTTATCCACATGCGTGTCATGGGTGTCGCAGGTCGCCAGATCGATGTTCGCCAGATTGGCCAGGTAAACCACGCCGATCGTGATATCATCGATGTCGGTTGACCGCTGCCGCTCGGATTCCACACCAGAGGCCAGCACGCAGATCATGCCCGGAGTTTCCGGAGGCAATTTGCCGACGTACTGCTCGACTGAATAGACTCGAGACACCGTGAAACCCGACGGTTTCGCGTCCCATGAATCAATCACTGACACCAACCGTGCGGCCAAATCCTGATGTGGGCTCATGTCCGCTCCTTCGTGAAGATACGATAGAAGCTGCGTGAATCCCGATCATGCCATCTCCAGAGCTGCTCGTCCGGACCGAATGGCATCACTCGATACACCACGTCGTCCTCGTCGATGATCTCATCACCCCTCTGAGGTTCCAGCACCGTGCCCGCTGGAGTGGTGATATCCGTGAGGCTGATGATCCAGTCAACGGACCTTTCCTTCGCGTGCACCCCGTCGTCGATCCGCTCGATATCCCACCTGGTAGAGCCGCGTGTCGCGCAGTCGATCTGCAGTGTGGTGTTTCCGCGAACGTACAACACCGCCTGACCGCGAACCCGAAGGCCCGACGCCAGTGCTGCTTGTTGTGCTGCTGCGATTGGAGACACCATGACACACCTCACGACACGACAGAGTCATAACGCGCCTGCACCGGCGGCCAGCTGAGGAAAGCAGACTCAGCCAGCCACCAGTGAGGTCGCTAAATCAGGCCAACAGCGTTTCTGTGTCGATGATGCTGTCGGTCACATAGATCGGCACGCCATCAAAATCGACTGGATTCGGTGCGGGTGAACCCGTCGGGCTGTAGGTGGTCCGAGTCTTTCGCAATTGCTTGCGACTGCGGCGACTCATCGCGATCACTGTCGGCTGCATGCCTGACGGGAACAGTGCCATTGCATCCTCGAGCAGTGCGTCCGTGAGACCTTTTCCAGAATCTGCGGTCAGATTCGCAATTCGCACACAGGCATACTTACTGCCTACCTGGATGCCCAAATGTGCGCCTGCATCGCGGCAGAGTGCAGTCATACTCTTGCTGTTGGCACCCAACACCATCGATGAGAACGTCTCACTGATGGTGAAGTTAATATTGTTTCCGCCGCTGATTGCGGGGTCACCTGCGCCCACCAGTGCGAAAGCAGCATCATCCGGTGTCGAACAGAGCAGCCATACGGACGATCCAGTGGCGGCTGTCGTTCCGGCCGCGTTCACGACGAGCGCGTCCGATGCGCCGTTGTAATTGGCGTCGTTGGCGAGACCTGCGAAACCGCCCGAATCACCGTGTACAGTTCCGTACCAGACCTGTTTTTCGTACACGAACAACGCTTGACGCAACACCCTGGCGGTTCGGTGGTCCATCCATGCTTCTGCACCACCCTTGTACGACCGGCACTCCGCCGCGTCCTCGATCACTTTCGCGTCGATGTACTTCAGCGTCACGCTCGTCTGCGTGCTGCTGCCAGCGGTGTAATCCGCACCGTCATTCACGGCCCGAAACCCTACAACAGGAGCACCGGTCTCGATGTTGTATTTGTGCAGTGTGCCGTTGCTGGACGGCATCGCGTGCAGTGCCGCCAGAACTGGAGCACCGTTCAGGATGTTGGTCATTTCGGCTGGATTCACGTCGGCGCTGTTGAACAGCACCAGCTCGGCCAGCGTCGTCAGAGTATCAGCCATTGGAGGATTCCTTTATCGATCCCCCGTGATGGATTGTTTGTCAAAACAGAACTCTCGTTGAGGGAGAACCTGGGGACCGTCGTCCTGATCCAGGCCTCCCATCACGGAGACACAACACATTCAATCGCCGCGATTATTGCGGCTTATCGTGGATTCTGGTTCGGTCCTCTGCGGAATGCCTCCGACAGGGACTTTTTCTTTTCGCCGTGTCCTACATTAACCGCCTCGGATTCTCCGAGCATATTTCTCGCCAGTTCTGCGGCTCGTGTTTTCAACTGTGCATTCTCCGCCGACAGATCTTGGATCTGACCACGCAGAGAGGCCAGATGCTGGATCATAGCCTGCTGAAACGGCACCTTGTCCCGAAACATTCTTGCGCCGTCGGCATCTCCGAATGTGCTCATATACACACTCAGATCAGCGTCCGCATTCTCTGCCAAAGTCGTCTGAGTCGGCGCCGTGTCCTGTCCGGCCGGATCGTTTAGTGTGGCGACAGTTTCCTGCTCGCCGGCTGCAACAGTCTCGGAACCGGATTCCTGGACTGTTGCTGTTTGTTCTTCGGGCATGGTTGCACCTTTGTTACTGAAATATCGGTCCAGAAATCCATCGATACGGGCACGGACCACAGCTGGTTCCGCATCGCCAAAATAAGTCTGCAGCAATGCTGTCGCTTGTACCGGAAGGTTTCGCTGATCCACCGTCAGCAGATCAAACATTCCGCCGCGCGTCGCTGCTGGCTCGTCTACAACGTCGCCGGCTCGCACAGACGTGAACCTCATTTCCCAGCGTGCCGCACCGTTGCCATTGCTGTCGCGAGTATCCTCGAATAGCATCAGACTTTCGAGGTCCAGTTCAGTTGCCAGACTCACCCCGAACATGTCCGGATTATTGTCCGCCATTTCCATGACATATGTGCCGAGATCCCCTTGAGGCGACTTGAACGCAGCGTCAGCGATGTGAAGATCTGCACGAAGAACTCCGTCCGCGAGTCGAAAGTTTTTCCAGCGTCCGAGATATGACCCCATGCCATCCGAGGACATGTTCGGATGCGTAAATCTCGCTTTGAGCCCATTATTCCCGTGCGTGGCGAACTGGTAAGCCTGTTGCAGGGTTTCGTCTGTGACCGTCCAGTTTCTGGAATCCCCGGAGTTCAAATCGCCCAGCTGCATTAACGCACAGCCGAATACCACACGTGCCGCTCGGTCTACTCTGACCGGAGGCGCGTTCACCGTCTCCGTACGAAACAGACCGCTTTTCGGTTGTGTGGTGATTGCTGGCATGAATTACTCGTTCTACATTTCGTCTGGGGACTGATCCACTGGCACTTCCGGCAGGTCTTCTGTATATCCGCGAGCCTGCTCGGATGGCTGCTGCTGTTCTGGCTCGATCTCGTCGATATCCGCCAAATACACCATCGCCTGCTGGCTCCATCTCTGGACGAATCCCAGCGAGGCAATTTCCTGCCGTTCCTGTGCGATCTCGCGCACGTTGTCCACATAGTCGCCGAAGCCGTGCTCGTCACACACATCCTGCATTGACTTCAAGCCAGCCGCCACAGACCGCAGCGCCGTGTCGAGTTCCTCTTGTGGCTTCCACCATGCTACACCTCGCGGAACCCACCGAAACGGCACGTCCTGCACCTGCATTGAGTTCGGCAAAGTGATCTCGCCAGTTCCGCCCATGTCGACGGGGAGAGTCCATCGCCACAACCGCCACTGCGTTTTTTTTCTGTGCAGCCGGTCCTGTGTTTTGCGCCTCGCATAACAGGACCGCTCAAAGAGCAACCAGGCGGCTCGACTGCCGAAAAAATTGGTATGAGCTTCGTCGAAAAAGTTATATGGCAGGTCGAGTACCTTCAGTGCCACTTGCATACAGATTCTTAAAAAATCCTGCGTCGATTGCGCGGGATTGTTGCTTTGCAGTGACTCGACTGTTTCATCGTCGTCCAAATCGAATACAGCTGGACCATCGCCAAAATCAAGCACTCGAGGCGTGCCCTCTGCCTGCTCCTGGTCGTCCTGATCGACCACTGGCTCACCGACCGCTTCCGCGTCCTCCTTTCGGCCGAACGCGATTCCGAACAGCTGATCCAGTTTCACTTTCGCCCGCATGTGGTCGAATGTTTCATCGAGATCTCGAAACTCGTTTAGAGCTGCGACTATCGCCGAATGCGGTCTGATCACATTTGGACGGCCCTCAAATTGGCAGTGCTGCCACACGGAGGACTGCCTTATAGTCTTGTCTGATCGCTGTCCCGAAATCGGATCTTCTGCAGTAAAGTTCCAGGCGGCAATTCTACCGTTTTTCAGCTTTGCCCCGTTGACCCATTTGTCAGCTCTGTCACGTTTTCCGGCTGGGTTATTGCAATAATTACCCTCGATCATCTGCAGAGTGCCATCCGCCATCTTCACGAAAAAACAGTCATGCGCCAGCAGCTTCTGAGACTCCGCTGTCCGTCGCATGTCGTCCCAGTCCATGCGGCCATAATAGTCGATGGCTTCTGGCTCATCGTCTCGCGCCATAAGGCGTTTTAGTTCGTCGTTCAGCCCTCGATCACCTGTGCGCGGCTGGAAGTCCCACAGACAACAGTAATCCAGTGTACGCCGAATTGCCCAGGCGAGAAGGCTCATGTTTCGCCAGACGTCGAGCGCGTTAGCAGATAATGCTTCGCGTCGCCGATCTGTGAGCAGCCGATCCTCGAGAACAACCCGACTCGTCGTCGAACGTCGACGATTTTTCGGGTTCAGTGCCTGGTATGCTGTATCTCCGGCCGGAGGCGTTAGCGCTGCCATTAGCGTCGCCCCATGTTCGGCGTGATTACCCGAGGACGTCTTTGTCGAATCCCGGAGGCCCTCTCGAGTCGCAACAATTCACGCCGGACCGACTGCAAATCAAACGACGTCGTCTCGCCATCCAGAGACGTCGACGTCACACCGCTTTCAAGAAGGCTGCGAAGTCTTGCGATTTTTTCGAGTGTGGTTTCTGTGGCCATGATTCATAGATTGCATGAAATACAGTTCCGTGGGAACGCCGTTAATTTGCTGCGCCAGTTTCGTCGGATAAATATTCCCATGTGCGGTCATACCTGTGCTGACCACAATCCTGATTCAGGCACCTCGTCGGTCTGAGGATCACGGCCGTATATGGTCGGCCGTCCGGTGCCGTGCCATTCCCGTCGTTTCGTATGACTTGGTTGTATGGAGTTCGCTCAGTGCATCCGCATTTTTGGCAGCGACTCGGTGGCACGTCGACCAAATCCCGGTCGGCTGTTTTGCTGCCTTCTGGACGCCCCTTCGGTCTCTGCGTTTGCTTTTTCAGATCCGTCATAACCTCACCTCCGTTTTTCTTCGTACTCGTCGTTTACGTTTTCGTTCAACCGCGTCGCTGATCTCTGGTACGTTGCACCCGAGCAGTGACCCCAGCGCGAGACAGCCGGTCGTGGTGTCAAACAAATGGTTCTCTGCTCCCGGCCTCAGTTTCCATTCCATCACAGTCCGACCGCGGCCATGTGTTTCCGTCGCAAATTCACTCGTCAGGTGCTCCGCATACATCCGGTGCTTCCCGTCGTACAACGTGACTGCCCCGGCGTGCCCGATTCTGATTGCCAACTGATCGTGAAGATTGGTTTTCCAAAAATTGACGTCGACCATCAGCGTCTTGATGTCGTCCGCCTTTTTCCGCCGTGGTATCACCCAGCCGATTCCAACCCGGGAACCCGGATCGAATTTACGCTCATGGATCGGCTTATCGGCTGCACGGTAACTTTGCCCCATGTAGGCGATCAGACGTTTTACATTCTTCGATCTGGTCAGGGCCTGCTTCACAATGTCAGTTTTCCAGCGAGCGTCGAAGGCTGCCAGATCGAGGTTTGCCGCCTCGCCGTCCTCCGTTTTCCACTCTTGAGCGAACAGCCAGTCCGCCAGGTCAGTGATCCCTTGGGCCAGCGCTGCCATGTCGCCCCGGCTTTGATATTTTCGCTTCAGTGTTTTCCTGGCATCTCGTAAAGCGAAATACGGTTCGTCCTGCTCCGGCCACGTGCCGTATCGAATCACATGGCCTGAACCATCATCCCGCAGAGCCATCACGGTGTAATACAACAGGGAGCCCTGTACGTCACAGTCTGCGACCAGTTTGTGATATCCGCGTGGAACCAGTCCGCGTGGCAGCGTGAGATTTCTTTCGGTCGCCAGATCCTGAGCTGACAGCCACGCCCTGGCGTCGCCCTGATCCGATTCAGGCTCATTCTGCAGCTCAGAAAAAAAGCCCGTT